AGTTTTTGCGCAGGTAATCGCAAATTTTAAGGTGCAGATTTTCTTCAGTTCTTCTCATTAACATACCTTAACTCCTCATATCTTTGCCATTCTGGCGAAATAATATTAACTTTAATTTTAACTACTCTAGAAACACCATTAATTAAAATTTTCATAATTCTTCCTTTTAGATTTCAGCCCTCCAACGGACACAAGGCTCATAACCACGAAATAATCGCGGCGAGCTACTAATAAGGAGGTGCTCGACTTTTTTCTGCAGCTCTAAACCACTTGCGAAACCTGTGCCCATTGGAAGGCTAAACTTATTTTTTAAAATCCTACTGCTCGTCGATAATCATCAAACTGCTGTGAACGCTCTATACTATTTTCTTTACATTCTTTGAGATATTCATTATAATAATCGTTTTGCCAATCTTCGAAAGGAAAGTCTTTAATATCCATTTTCTCAGCAAGACCGTTACCGATTTCGTAATATCTGCAAAATTCGTCAAAATCCATATCTTCAAAACCATCTTCGTAAAGATTGCGATTTTCTAAAATAATATTTTCCAGAAAGTCACGGATTAATTTTTGGTCAAAATTCATAGCTTAACTCCTTTATTAATTTTTCGCTATTCTTTCGCAAGAAATCTTCACAAATTTGCCGATCTTCACAATCCATTACATATTGCAGCATTTCCGCTTTTAAAGGGAGAGCGAGTTTTGAACTGAAAATTTCTTTTAACTCTGTGATATCTGCGGCTGAATATTTATTAAAAATTTGACTAATTACTGTTCTGAAATTCATTTTTAATCCTTTGTAAAAAATGTTCGTTGGCGATTTTGTGTCATTCTTTGCACACGAGCTGCAATGACTTTTTTAATTTCTTGCCGCGTTTGAGACGGCATTTTTTCATAATACTTAGTCACAAATTCTCGTATTTCGTCGACTTCGAACTCTTCGAAGACTTCTGCCACTTGGCGTTCATCTTTCATTTCTATCAGCTTTGAGCGATAGGCGGCGACATAGTCCGCCCATGCTTTCGCTGAATGATTTTCTTTATAAAATTGATACGCTAGTTGTTTAATTAATAGATATTCAGGCTTTGTCATAGATAGAATCCTTGCAGTCGTTCAAGATGATTAGCTCGTGGGTCTTGATAAAGCATATCGCCGTTTCCGGTGAGCATTTCTGCGCCAGTTTCATCGAGAATAATCTTACTGTTTAGCGAGTTAGTTACACTAAATGCGATTTTAGTTGGAATATTTGCCTTAATCAATCCTGTTACAACATCGGCGCTTGGCCTTTGCGTTGCGAGAATCAAGTGAATTCCTACTGCTCGAGCTTTTTGCGCGATTCGAATAATCGAACTTTCTGCACTTGGTATTCCTAAATCTGAAGCTTCAAGGATTGCTTTTTCAAGCTCTTTCATTGCTTTTTTCTGTTCCTTAATCGTTTCTTTTTCAAGCTCTGACATTCTTGGGTTAATTTTCAGATCTTCCAGTGATTTTACTTCTGATAAATCAAAATCTTTATTAAAATGCAGAATCGTTTCGATCATACCTTTAATATTCAATTTAAATTCTTCGCGCTTATTGCCCGATGTCATCATCAGGTCGGCGAATTCATCAATTACGCAAACGATTCGCGGCATTTTGCCTTTGTAATCTTCGATTTTTCGAACGCCAGCTTTTCGCAAAGTTTTATAGCGAGATTCCATTTTTTCCACTAAATCTGCGAGTGTTTCTTGTGCATGAATTGGATTAGTAACAATCGGTTTCAATAAATGTTTACTATCTTCATAAAATCCAAGTTCAACTTGTTTCGGATCGATTAGCACGAGTTGGAGTTCGTCTGTCGAAAGCTGTTTAGTGAGCGATTCGAGAATTACATTTAGCATTACCGATTTACCCGAGCCAGTCTGACCAGCGATTAGCAGGTGTGGCATTTTAGTTAAATCGCCATAGTGATTTTCACCAAAAATATCTTGACCGAGCGGAATTTCGAAAGTGCCTTTTTTAAGCAGAGAATCGTCGAAATCTAGAACTTTACGCTCAGGATTTGGAATTTCCACACCGATTAAGTTTGTGCCGTAGATTGGCGCAAGAACACGAACTGATTTAGCTTGAAGAGCGATCGCGAGGTCATCAGCGCGTGAGCCGATATTTTTCATTGCGACACCACGATTTGGACGGAAAGTGTAGCGAATTACGCTTGCACCAGTGAACGTTTCGCCAATTGCGCCACCGATTCCGAATTCCAAGAACTTTTTAATAATCAAATTCTCGTTCGTTTCGCCGTCAGTTTCAAGCAGATCAACGGTTGTATTTTTCTCACTGAATTTCTCCGCCACATTCATCTTCCGCTTAATTTTAGCTTTATCAAATCCAGTTTCGATATTCGCAAGAACCTCCATTGATTCTTGTCCGTTTAAAATATCACTCGGGTTAGGGAAGAATTTAGCATTATCGTTGTTAACATAGTCGAAAACGTTCGTGATGAGTTTTTCGGTTGTTGGCAAGAACTCAAGTAAATCATTTCGAGAATATTCGAATTCGCGAATTTGCGGTGAGCCATCTCGATTTTTAGTTTTCTTAATCTCAATGAATCCAACACTCTCAATTTCTTTTTTGAGAACTTTTTCAGCTAAAACTAGATAAATTGAGCCCTGAAGTAGATATTTGTAGTTCTCCTGATACTCCGGATCGAGTGGATCGTTAGTGGCCGACGAGTAAAACGAAACTGTCTTGTAATCTTTAAGCTTGAGCTTATCTCCCGAACCTTTAATGATTAGATCGATGATTCCAACCATTGGCACTTTCGAAATTTCAGCTTCAAGCCGTTTTTCGGCATCAATAACTTCGAATTTTGGCGCTTCTTCAAAATAAATATTAAGCGAATCGTTAAATTCTTTAATCATTTTTTCGCGGCTGCCAGTTTTGCCGTAGTCGATTTCGTAATCACTAGTTGAATTTATCTCATCAAGCCCAGCCGCCGCGGCTTCGTCAAAAGTTCCGCCCTTATAGTAAATTTCAAGCGCTTTATGAAAAGCTTTACCGACTACCATTGACGGGCTGAGCGGATTATCATAAACCTTGGCGATGTAACGCTTTTGAAACTCCACCTGATTACGCAGAAAGGTTACTAGAGCGGAGTAGCTTAAGTGATCAACTCTATTCATTGATTTTCTCCTCGGTTTGGTTAATAATTTGTTCGTCTTCGCGCGAAATTTCTTCTTCAATATAAATTCCAGAAATATCGAACGCTTGGCGAATTGCATTAGCTTCAGCACATTTTGTGAGCATTACAATTGGCATTTTCGCCCAGTTGGAAATTGGCTCACCATTTTTATTAGTGCGAACAAATTCATCGTAGAAGGCAGTGTAGCGTGTAAATTCTTGAATCTCACCATTTATAAGACCAAAAACTGGCACTGTCACACTTTCGAGTTTTCCTTCAGCGTTTTTTGAAATTGCAGCAGTTCCGGTATGTGAATAAATTCCACCACGGCGCGCTAATTTTCGCAGTCCGTGAATTGAGACGATTGGCGTAAGTTCTTCGCGCCCAGTGCTTGAATTCCAAACATAGGTTGCGTAAATTTCATTTTTAAATGGGTTAACGCCAAATTGTCCAGCAATAATCATAAACTGTTTTAAATCATCAAGAGGGCGGAGTTGTTTTTGTTTATCTAAGCCTAAAATTGAACGGTGAACTGATACAAGTAATCGCTCTTTTGCTGAGCGTGAAGCTCCTTCTTCAAAAAGATTTTCTGCAAAAGGAACGATTTCACCATAAGTTTTTCGCCGTTTTTGAACCGCTTTTTTACGTGCATCTTTTTCTATGTCTGACATTATTTACAAATCTCCATTTCATTGATCATTTGCCATTCACAGTTGTGTTCTTTTTCATAATTTCGATATTTTTGCCATCGATATTCTGAACCAAACCAAGCAAGAGCTACCAGTCCGACAATCATAAAGAATATTATTTTTTTAAATTTTGTTGTTTTTGCGTGCATTTTATCTCCTTAATTTTATTATTTTTGATTTTCGAAAATGTTATCTGTCGCCACTATTCATTACTTTCTTGGCCGTTTTCTTTTTTCGAAATTCAAACCTTGATTTAACTTTGAAATTTCCGCAAAACCCCGTTCGCAAAAATCTCATTTGTAAAATCAAGAAGCCCCGTGGAAAACGCACAACCACGGGGCTAATTTGTAAGCTTAGAAAAGATGTGCGTTTTAGAGTTACATCTTTACGCTTATGATGATATATAATATAATAGTGTGGAATATAATAAAAAAGGGAGCTTTTAAA